CGGTCAATGACTACGGATTCAGTATTGTCTTTCTCAGTTGCTCCGCAAAAATCAATTCGTATTAAAGCAAAAGTAAGGGCGGGTAACGATACAATAACGGCCCGGTTAAGATTAAAAGAGTTTCCTCATGGAGTTGTAAAGGAAGTCAAAAGGGTGATGAACGGAACTACAATTTTTCCAATCCCAAACATGGCACTAAATGAAACTTACTTCTTGCAGGTATCACATAGAAACTCAATTTCTATTTGGACCGATTCAGTAAAGGCGGGGGAAGTGATAGACCTAACAAATCCCGCTAATGTCCATGCTAACAATATTGATGAAGCGGGTTTTATGTTCTCCGGTGATGTGAATCAAGACAGAATGATAGACGGCACGGACGGAGTGTTAATTGATAATGATGTTCAACTTTATAAATCGGGATATTTGCAAACTGATTTAAGTGGTAATAATGATGTTGATATTTCTGATATGGTGATACTGGAAAGGAATATTCAAAAATTTGTGAGTGAAATTCAGCCATGACTAACAAAGTAATTCACGGCGATAATTTAGAAGTTCTGAAAACATATCCTGAAAACTTCTTTCATTCAGTTGTAACCGATCCGCCTTATGGGTTAAAGTTTATGAATAAACATTGGGACTATGACGTGCCTCAAGTTGAATTTTGGCGGGAAGTGTTAAGAGTATTAAAGCCGGGCGGGTACGTTCTTTCCTTTGGCGGTACTCGAACTTATCACAGAATGGTGGTTAATATTGAAGATGCGGGATTTATCATTCGGGATCAGTTGCAATGGATTTACGGACAAGGATTCCCAAAATCGCTTAACTTGGGAAAAAGCGTAAACCAACTTGAAACAAATGAGTGGTCAAAGATAGCAACGGCACTTGATAATATTAGAGTCAATGATTATATTGATGTATGGAAAAACAGCTTAAAAAGTGTAAAGGTTGCGGAAATACAATCACAAAAAAAACAAATCACAGCTGGGCAAGATATTCAGAAAGAAAGTTTTGTAGCATTGAATGTAGCTCAAGACAGCAATCAAGAAAACTTAAATGTGCTTGTAAGTTTTGCAAAACAGAATTTGAGAGAAGCCCAAGCCACAGGCGCGAAAATCAATATTGCTCGCGGAGATGTAGAAGCAGAGATAAAACAATTACAAGACCCTGTGAAATTTGCGGAACAATTATCAAAAAGCCGAAGTCCCAAGTGCTTGAACATTTTTACTGCGGAGTTCGATGTCAAGGAATGGCTAAAAGAAAACACGGAAATCAATCACAGGGTAGAAGAAGCCCTGAAGACCTTGCGTGGAGACAAGAAATACTCAAGCAAGGAAATTATAAATGTGCTAATTGCAGTAGTACCAAGCGTCTTGAAGCACACCATATTAAATCAATCAAAGACTTTCCGGAGCTTAGACACAATACAGAAAATGGAATGTGTCTCTGCCATGAATGCCATTATTACGGAGTTCATAATGGTCAACCTAATTACAAACACGGTCGCTATTCTAAAAAATAAGGCGGTGGATAAGTTGCAAGGGAATGAGAGGGAAAAAATAGGCACTGAAAAAATAGATATTGGAATGCAATCGGGTTCAATGCACTCAGGCAGGTCAATAAATGTAATTGAAAGAGATAAGACTCAAGGCTCTTCCGAGTGGGAAGGCTACGGCACAGCCCTCAAGCCTGCAAATGAACCTATATGCCTTGCGATGAAGCCGTTAAGTGAAAAGAACTTTGCGGAAAATGTTTTGAAGCATGGGGCGGGTGGGTTGAATATAGACGCTTCAAGGGTGGGGAAAAGCGGGGCAAGGCGTAACGGGGGAAAAATCGACAATCCTAATTATATATTTAAGATGAAGCAAATGGACAAACAAGATTATGGCAAAGGTCGCTTCCCCTCAAATGTGATTCTTGATGAAGAGGCGGGGGGAATGCTTAACGGTGAAGCAAGATTTTTTTATTGCAGTAAAGCCTCAAGTTCTGAACGGAACGCGGGGATGAGGTGGGATAGTGAAAATGTAATGTATCAAAGCGGAATGGGCGGAGCTATGCCAATAGATGACGAAGGAAACGAAAGGGATAGATTTAAGGCTGTTTCTAAAAATCACCACGCAACAGTAAAGCCTCTTAGCTTAATGCGATACCTTGTAAGGCTTATAACTCCAAAGGGCGGGATTGTGTTAGAGCCTTTTGCGGGTTCAGGAACTACGCTTTTAGCGGCGAAGAAAGAGGGCTTTGAATTTGTTGGAATTGAAAGAGAGTTAGAATATTGCAAGATAGCGGAACAAAGACTTGAATCGGTTGCAATTAATGAAACATTGTTTTAAAAATTACATATTGAAACTCTTGATTATTACATTTATTTTGCATAGTGAAAAGTAAACTGTTTGCAGTTGACAATTAGTGAACTCAATTTAACAAACGAACAACTGAAAACAATTCAGCAAGTTCTTAGTTTGTTGCTAAAGATAGATTGTAACGGCGGACATGGAAAGGTGTTTATTGATGTTTGTAAAAAGGTTACTGAAGTGAAAGGAACAATACATTTAAGCGGGAAGTAATGACTAAAATTATTCACATAAACTCGAAGCACGGAAATGTTCTTGTATTGATTGACGCAGAAGATAGCCACTTGTTTGATTTGTATAAGTACTATTGCTATTGGTCATCAAGTAATAATCAATGGTGCGTTAGAAGACATCAAAATTACAAACAGATTTTTCTGCATAATGATATTTTGCCCAAACAGGAAGGTTGTGTCCTTGATCATATAAACGGGAATCCTTTGGACAACAGAAAGCAAAATTTGCGTTATGCAGATTTGACACAAAACCAAGCCAACAGGAAACGCAATTTAAAGAAAAAAAGCGGGCTTCCTAAAAATGTTTTTGAGGCAGTTAAAAATGGCAGAGTGAGATACAGGGTTATGATTGCCATGCACAAAAAGTTAAAACACTATGGCTATTATTCCACAATTGAGGAAGCTGGCAAAGTAGCCAAAGAAAAAGCAAATGAATTATTCGGTGAGTTTTCTCTGTATAATTCGAGAGTAGAATGTGGCTAAAAGTAGAAAAAATCTTAAGAAATCTGAAATTGACAAGAATAAATTCACTTTTGAAGATTATACCGACCTTAACGAAACCGACAAAAAAGTTTTTCTTTTGTTTACTCAGCATCCTGACTTGACGCAAACAGAGATTGCTAAAATATTGAACTTGCAAGTTCCGTACATAACGGCAATCAAGCAGAAGCCAGCTTTTCAAAGGGCGATGAATGAGTTCAATCAGAATTGGATCGATAGAATTATCAATATGCGATACGATGCAGTAAACAAGCTAAAAGATTTATTAAACTCCGAAAATCCAAGCATAGCAATTCGCGCAGTTGAAAACATATTACAACTCGACAAGGTAGATATAACGAAAAGCGGAGATGAACTTGAACCTTATTGAACAACACCCCGCACAAAAAGAAATTGCGGAAGATCTCAGCAGGTTTAAGGTTGTTGTTACAGGGCGAAGGTGGGGCAAGTCTGTTTTAGGGCGTGAGATAGCACTCAAGACAGCAAAGAATACAAATGATGCTTTGGTTTGGATTGTAACTCCAACAAGAGAAATGGCAAAAGATATTCATTGGGATGCTTTGAAGGAAAGAGTTAGACAATTGAATTGGCGGGTTAAGGTGAATGAAACTAACTTGTCAATAACAAGACTTAGAAATAATTCAAAGATAGTTTTGAAAACTGCGGACAATCCAGACAGACTAAGAGGGCGCGGGCTTGATTTAGTTATACCTGATGAGTTTGGTTCAATGAATCAGGAAGTTTGGGCAAAGATTCTTAGACCTGCACTGACCGACAAAAAAGGCAGTGCGGTTTTTATTTCAACTCCAAACGGCAAAGATGTATTGTTCGAGTTGTATAATCATGCACAAACTCAATCAGATTGGAAGTCTTGGCATTATACGACAATGGATTCTCCATTCATTGACAATTCAGAAATTGAACAAGCAAAAAGGGAATTAGACAAATATTCTTTTGCTCAAGAGTATCTTGCTTCATTTGAAACAGGCGATAATCCCACATACTACGCTTACACTGCTTACAATCATTCGTTACATAGCCTGAATAATAACTTGCCGGTAATTGTCGCCTGCGATTTTAATGCTACAGAAAAGCCGATGAGTTGGGTAATTGGGCAAAGAGAAAATAATTCAACACACTGGACTAAAACATTTAGTCATACTTTCACAAACACACAGACAATGTGTGAGATAGTCCAGGAGTATTTAAAGGGACTTCATCAACATTACAGGCATATAATCTTTTACGGGGATTATGCCGGCAAACAAGAGAAAAGCAATTCATCTTTTTCTGATTGGCAAATTATCGAACATAACTTCAAGAACTTTGCGGACAAATACGAAAAGAGAATTAAGCCTTGTAAATCAATACGGGATTCGATAGCCTCGACTAATGCCCAGCTTTGCAATACTTTGAATGAAAGAAAGCAATTTGTGAACGTGAATGAATGTACTGCTTTGGTTAGAGATTGGGAAGGGTGTCAATGGAAAGATAACAGCAAAGAGCTTAAAGAAAATGATCCGTTAAGAGGTCATGCCTGCCGGGCGGTTGATTATTATAATGACTTTGAGTTCCCGATGAAGGGAACTTCTAAAACAGAAATTAGACAACATTTCAATTAAACAATACTATGATTTACAAAAATGACTTTCTTGAGGCAATGAATATTACTTACACGCAACGCATGGCAAGAAGTGAAGCAGACAGACAAAGGCTACATTATGAGATAGCGTGTTTTTACTATAATGATTATGAAGAAATTTGCAAGATCCTTGAAAAGGAAACTTTGAATAATCCTTATTCTGCGGACACTTTGAAAACTATTCGCTTTCGCCATATCGACATGATGCGGAAAGTTGTTAAGAAATTAACGGCGGGAGTGTATCACCAAAGACCGATAAGAAAACTTGTAATTTCAGAGGCAACGGAAACAACGGAGGAAGTCATTGATGAAGAGCTTGAAGAAGTGTTAGAGCAGGCTAACTTTCACACTGCGGTCAAAGATGCTTACGAAGCGGCTCAAGTGTTCAATACAGTCTTCGCTATGCCGGTATTTGATGAACAAAAAAAGACAATGCGAATAGATGTAATATTGCCAAATGATGTTACAGTGCATGAAAGAGATGCGGACTATTTGGATTTTGATGCAATCGGGATTAAGAAGTGCATAGGCGGTGAAGTGATTCAAAGCGTTTGGACTGAAACCGAACATTATAGAAAAGACGGAGATACAACGGAAGCAGTTCCCGGAAATGAATCAATGAAAAATCCTTTTGCGCCGGTGATTCCTGTATCTGTATTGAGACTTCGCAAGGGGTGGGATTTCTACGGCGAACCAAATTGGAATCTTTATAATGCACAAAAAGAGCTAACTATTAACAATACTGAAATGAAGTTAGCAGAACAAAAGATTATGCACCAGGCTTATGTAGCGGTGAATATGGAACTAAAAAAAGATAGTGTAATAACTCCGGGCGTGATCTTGCAAAGAAACGGAGTTAGAGAAGATGAAGCGCAGCCGACTTTGGAAAGTGT